CTGTAAAATACTTCGCATGCCTCTGACTTAAACATTGCATTACCGTTAGGTGCGTGCTTGCATTTTGCTGTCGTTTTCCGTCCGTCTGGCTGTACTTCCCTAAGTGGGCATTCTCTGCATGTGTACTTGATGCCTTCTGCGTGATATTCATCTGCGATGCAATCCATCCGCTGGATCGTGTCTGTGTATGTAATCAAAGCAGTAAAGCCATTGGTTACATCAAGTGTGTAATGTGGGCTCTTGTCAGCCAGAGCGGCCATGGTAGAATTAAATTCTTTTTCAAACTCTGCCGGATCAGTTTTGTTGATCACTTTGATTTGTGTCATTTGATTGATTAACATAAAAAAATCACCTCCTTACTCGTAGAAGGTGATTATACACTTTGTGCATTTGTCGGTTTTGGAAATTCTTGTTAGTACTTTTTATTATGATTTTAGGAAATGTTGACTGCCTAAAAAAAATTTCCTGTTCCTGTTGTCGCTCTTTTCACCTTCTTCTATCATATTAAAGCTCCTCTTGCCTTTTGTCAATGAAAAGTTTAATATTAGTACATAAAATAATAATAATTGATAAAAACTGTGAGGTGGAGATTATGTTTAAGAAAAATAAAAAAATAGAAAACTATCCCGAGACTGATACCCTCAAAGTGACTGTTGTCGGTCAGTACTACCACATGGACACAATCAATTCTTTCACGAAGAAAAATCCACTATATAAAAAGAATTCGCCACAGGACGGAAGCAATGTCTACAAATACATATATAAAGAAGCTAAAGCCGAACTTGTTCCAAATGGGAACAACATCAAAGTCGGCTATGGCGGTAAACTGATCGGGTATGTTGCCGAGGAACAGATCCCCGAAGTGCTTAGGATCCTCCAGGGACCGTACAAGCTGAGCGCCAGGATCTACGGTGGCGAGTATAAGATATGGCTCGATAATTCCCAGGAATGGTTTTACGCTGATAGCAATATCGAGACAGAATACATCCTCACCTATCCCAAAAAATAAAAAAAGCGGACATGTCGTGTCCGCTCTGCTTTTTGTATTATTATTCTTTGCCTTCCTGGATTTCGATTTCATCTTTTTCTTTCTTATATATCTTTGTATCGTCTACTTCCGGTAGTCCTGCCAGTGATGTCAAAATGGATAGGATCCCCGATAGGATCGTAGCTGATACGACCATTTTCCAGTCCACATCTGATATAACCACGCTGGTACCGATCATAGCGATCGCAGCTTGTGCCATTGTCTTGACCGCTCTTATTCCCGCAGCCTTTATCCATTCTTTTGTTTTCATCTTACTCTCCTTCATGATATTCTTTGAATTTATCGATCCACGCCCATTGCGCTTTCTCGCTCTCTTCTAAAACGACGACGCGCTCAATGACATTGTTGTGCTTGTCCACTTTCTTCTCAAGCTCCGATATTCGGTAGTTTGTAAGTCTGTTCGCCGTCATTATCCCCGCTATGCTGCCGAAGCACGTTCCGCAGAGGCTCAATATTGCTATGATTATTGTGTCGCTCATTTTAGTAGTCCTTTTATCTTTCTTCGTGTCCTGATCCCGACCTTGCCGTTCGGGTTCTTGCTGTTCATGTGCTTTCTTTTGAACCACTTGACGGCCTTTTCGGTCTTGGCTCCGAAGTCGCCGTCAACATCCAGCCCTGCATCGTCTATCTTGTTGAGTGCCTTTTGCAGAGCCATAACCTGAACGCCCTTGTCGCCTTTGACAAGATTTTTGGTCGGGTATTTCGGCACCTTCTTCACGGCAGGAACGGCGTTCTCTGTCTCTCCGATATCCTCCAGGAACTTCAGCCATCTCCGGTTGGCGAGTCCTGTCATCCGACCGGGACAGCTCTTTCCGGATATATCCCAATGCCGGCAGATTATCTTCGCCCGTGTGCATCGTCTCCGGATGTACTTGATGACCTGTCTGGTCTTCTTTATCATTGCCGGGCTCGGGTCTTTGATCGCTATGTCACATAGCTCGATCGAGACTGTGTTCGCATTCCGCAGGATGTTGTGAAGCGAGCCGCCGCCTCCTGCTCTTCCTTCCCAGTCTCCGACCGCCCACGCTATGAGGTCGAGACCGATGCTCTTGACGGCATTCCCCTTCTGGTCGATAAAAATGTGAGCGCCTGCTGCTCGGGTGTTACCGTCTCTCTCTCTGTGGAAATAAGAGGCGTTCCCTTCTGCCGTGTCGCCGTCATTCCCCGTGTAGTGGATGACGATGGCCTCCACGGCCGAGAGAGGCCTCTTGCCTCCGTATGATATCGGTTTTGCTTTGATGTACTTCATTTTGTTTTTCACCTTCTTTTTTTAGGTTTCGTATTCTATAATTCCCATTATCGAAGTTGTGGATGAAGATATCGTTTGGAAGATTTCTCCGTTTGTTGTGATTCCTATTTCGTATGAGACTAATGTGGTTCCGACTGCATATATTGCCGCGCCGTAAGTCAACGCTTTGGGTTTTGGTATATCTGTAGGACTGCGGAATATTGACGTGCCTGTTCGTATATTGTTACCGTAACAATGGAAATGGACTCTTACCGTCTTACCCTTCTTGACCCAGAAAGCCGTTCCTCTTGTCGCGTTGCTGGCTGCGACATATGAGCTTGTGGTTCTTTTGGGTGTTACTAAATCAGCTATGAATGAGAGTATGCGATCTAACATGATGCACACCCCCAGTCACGAGCTACTTTTTTACACCTATTACGGTAAAATACAATTTCACATTGTTCTGGTTCTTGAATGTTTTCACGTAAATCTTTCCGTCGTATATCATCCACTGAACAGAGTTGCCGAAGATCCCCGTGTCTGTTCCTGATGCGATCAAAGGCATCGCCGCAACCGCATCGTATGCCGAACTTATTTTTGAATTGATCGAGCCGAGATTTATTGTTCCGCCGTTGGTTGCGTTGAACGTGAACGATATTTGTGTCGCGTAAAATTTCTGCTCTATGGTGGTTAGCCTCGTTCCGTATGAGGATAAAGTGGATGCAATCGCTGACAGGCGGTCTGCTATAAAGGATAGTATTCTGTCTAACATGCTTCCACCACCTTTCGACGGCTGAAAGCATTGAAATTCCAACCTTTACGATACCCCCCCCGAGAGGGATTTCCAGCGACCTATCGCATAAGCGTTGACCAACAATGTATTCGTTGCAGTTGTGTCACTGTCAAAATATATAGTAGAATAGTTATCGTCAAATGTAAGCCAACTAACATACGAATATTCATCACCCACTCTTCCTGTTACGTTGAGAACAGGTGTACCAATAAAAGTAAATGGGTAATAAATCCTAAATTGGTAATGATTTGCTCCAATGGGTGAAGCATTTGTCTTTTCAAAATGCCCCCAACATTCCGCAATACCACTTGACCATTTTCTATATTCCCATCCATCGATTGTTCCTTCTTCAATAACCGTGTCTATTATGTGGTCAGCTATAAAATCTAAAATCTTATCGAGCATTCTGTCCTCCTCCCTTCTATGTTAAACTCATTCCGAGGTTGACATATTTCTGTATAGTAGCCTCTGAAATGTTCAGGTCGATGTCCCTCGTTCCGTTGTTTTCTGTTACTGTGCCTGCTGTCCATACGTTGCCGCCCCAGTCAACTGTTAGAGCGTTGGAACGATCGTCATCATCCGTGCCATTGCCTATGATGAAAGCCTTCTGTTTTTGCGGGTCGCTCTCGGTATCTTCTTCATTGTATTTTCCGATTGCGGTTTGACTATCTTTTGCAGCTATTGTGCCAGTATTCTGTGCATGCGAATCATCTCCGTAAGCTCTTGAATAAAATCCTTCCGAATGAGACGACTCTCCAAAAGCGCCCGTGTATTCTCCTTCCGCATGAGAATAGTTCCCGGCAGCGCCCGAGTTGGCTCCTTCTACATGAGAGTAATTTCCTTCTGCTGACACCCAATACCCTTCGGCAAAACTATATAGACCTATTGACACATCGTCGACCCTTATTCCGAAAGTATATGCTTTACACTGTTTGGAGCGTGTGGAATATATTGCAGTGATGCGCGTTCCTGGTTTCGGTGACCAGTCGAGTGTAAAACGCGTAGTTTCCTTTGTAATGTCGTATTCATCCCCATCGTAAACTACGACTTGGTAGTTTGTGGTTGTGGCTGTGGCTGATAAGTTAAAAGTGCGAGTCGTCCCGTCTGCTTTGAAAACTTCTGTAATAACTGCCTCGCCAGATTTGTCTCTAAGGTCAGATATGTGAAAAAATACATCCCCTTCTTTGTCCGTCATCTGTATCGAATGATAATCCAGTTCCATGTACGATTGCGTCCCGTCATCGATGCCGAGCGTTATGACCTCGCCCAGCTTCGCCACCGTCTTTCCTGCAGAATCGATGATATACGTCCCTGCGTCTTTGTAGACATGATCCTGTCCGCCTGTTGCGATAAGAACCCTATACGATTGTGCGTCCATCCCGTCCGGCAGAATCCAGAGCCCCTCTTCTGTTAGTGCCAGATGCGCGTTGATGAAGTCGCCCATGGCTTCCTCAACTCCTGTTATCTCGTAGTATGTACCCAGCGCACTCTTGACCGGATTCGTGACCGGCGTGTAAACATACGGATCGGCCTCTGTCCCTGCTCCGGATCTCGTCCAGTATGTCTTGCCCGGAACGATGTCAGTGTCCTGCGTCAGTGAATACGAGGCGTTCTCCTGCGCCCAGTTGAGCACGCCCAGAACGTCCTGCACTGTGGACAGACTCGTCAGCGCTCCGTTGGCTGCCGTGTTAGCTGTCTGCGCCGATGACTGAGCCTGTCCTGCTGCAATCTCTGCATCGTCCGCTTTGTCCCATGCCTCCTCTGCTGCATCCGAGGCTGCCTGTGCTTTTGCCTCTGCGACTTCCGCAGCGAGGCTTGCTCTTCTTGCCGACCCTTCGGCGTTCTCTGCGATGGTCTGCGCATACATCGCCGTTTCATTCGCTTGATTCGCTCGGGTGTCATCCGTCGGTGGGTTCGTGCCGTTGCCCGTGATCCACGCTTTTCCGTTCGCGACTCTGACCTGAACCGAATCGCCCTCTTTTGCGTTCACTGTGAGCTGGACGGGCGTCTCGTCCACTCCGCCCGGAATCTGCACCCATGCGGTTCCGCCCTCAACTCTCTTGACCGTCGCGGTCGTGTCGAATGGTGAGGTCTTGCCTTTTGGTTCTTCTTTTAGTGCAGCCTTAAGTTCTTTCGCTATATCTTTTACTGTGCTCATACGCTCGTCACCTCTTCCGTTGTTCGTGCGCTGTGTGTCGCCTCAATGGTTTGCGACTTGATTCGATAATTCCCGCTCATCCCAATTTGTGGATATATAAGCTGCACCACATCACCAGGATATACATCCGGCAGGAATCGTCTGTTGTACTTCGCAGCAGTCTGGATCCTCTGCTCTTCTTTTAGTCTCCGAAGCGCATAGTCCGCTACTGATTCACCAGTGGACAACTTAACCTCGGTTTCCTCCATCCATATCTCTCGCCCACGATTTACAGTGGACAAGTAACTGTTTTCTGAATCGTCTCTCGCGACTGCCGAGAGGTTGCCGGATGTGGCACGGAATACGTTTGGGCAGGAATACCAGTCTCTTGTTATATCTATCTCTGGTTCGATGATGTCAAAGCTGAGTGGATCGATTGCAATCTTCGCTTTCATTTCTTCCGGTGCAATGCGGATCGTCCCGTCTCCGAGAACGGTCATCGTCCACCCGATCGCAGTCAGGATCTTATCGACCATGCTCAGTTTGCTTTCTCCATTCTCAGCGACAACTGCCTCAGCCAGTTCCGGAGAATTATCTTCAATTATAATCGGTGCAGGTATATCCTCAAAAAGCTGTCGAATTATAACACTGGCAGGCATCTCAACAGGAGCATACCAGCCCCGATCCAGTAAAACATCCTGCGCATATTTCAAAATTGAATAGCAGTCTATCTTATTCTCGGTAATAGTGCCATTGATTTCGTCTGAAGGAGAACAGGCCAGCCCTGTGAATAGAGCTGACCTTTCGTTTGAACCGTGCTGGCTTGTTTCAATGTATATTCTAACAATTTGCTCTGTTTCCGCCGGATAATCCAGACACTTGAATGATGCAGTTGTTCTCAGTTCCGAAGCAGTTCGGGATATAGAAGCCTCCGTGATCTCGATCCTGTCTGCGTCTCTCCATGTGCGAGGATCCACAACAGTCGCATAATATGCCGCCGAAAAGCCTTTGCTATAATCTATCATGAGCTTTCACCCTCTTCCTCAGGATGCCCGATTATCCATTCATCGTATGTCATTCCTTCCCATCCATCCGAATCCACTCTGTTGACGGTCAGAGACACCTCGAATTTTCTGCCTTTCGAGTCATAACTGCCCTTGTCATTCACCTGGATATCAGCAGGGAAGCTTGAACCGTCCTGTGTTCTGATGTGACATAGTCCAGGATACTGTGCAAGCCGCCTAACGGCCTGTTTGACATCTTCTTCGTTCTTGGCGTCAACTATCATACTGACTTCGGTCTTTCTCTTGATACCTGGGTTCCAATCACCCACGATTGTTCCGCCCAGATATGTTGTCTCAACAAAGTCTTTTTCAAAACTGTTGGACAATTCCACATTCCACATACAATGAATCTGTTCGCCTCCAAAATCGATAATGCCATAATCCACATCGATCAGATCATTGTCGTATGCATCCAAGTCTTTCATAGCGATTCCGTTATTGCTCGTGATGTAATCTCCGTTTTCTGACACATATACGATTCTATGCCCGCCGATTTCTCCAATGGTCGGATACGGATCCACATAAGTCTCGCCCCACTCAGCACCGGAATACACCAGCTCCGGACCATCAATGGACAATCTGTAGATATCAGCGTGTCCTCTCAATGGCGCACCTGGTGGAAGCATCGGAGTTATAAATGAAGCATGGTATGTATCACTCACAGATGCGGTCGCTGTTGGAACTATTGCCTGAACTGCCCACTGGACTTTGAAGTCTATGCTTGTCTCAGCGCTCTGCCCAAAGCCGTCTTGAACTGTTGCGACTATCCTATAATCTGCGCCATCGTCAAGCCTTCCAATCAGGTCGTCTTTCGTGATGGTGATCTCGTCTTCTCCGTTCTGTTTGATAAGGACGATGGTCTCTCCTACATAACCCGTCGTCGTCTTGCCGTCGGGTCTTAGCATCGTATAGTCCGCAGCTCTTTCGATCGCGACAATTGTCGTTCCTCCGTAACCGGCACCCTCCACCGTCAAAGTCAGCGGCATCTCTGTGAGGATACCCTCTTCGAGCGATGTTTCTGTTATTTCTGCCTCGAGTGCTTCCGCGATGGTTATCGGAACCGGAACGCTCCAGTTGTCCGATACCCTTCCGGATCTCGATGTTACTCTCACGCAGAGGTTGTATGTGTTGCCGGCTTCCCAGCCGACGTCCTGCGCCTCGATCGTTACATGCTGCGCGGTCTGTGTTCTTGCTATGACGCGGCCGTATGTTATGCCCTCGCCTGTTATGGTTGCCTCGCAGATCTCGGCTGATGCCTGCGCGGTACCGTCTGTTGTGACATATCCCCAGGCGGCCGTGACTCTTCCGCCGACCGGGATAATCGTCTTATCGAGGAATAAGCTCGATATATTCGGCGCGGATGATAGGTCGACCGCGATCGCATCCGACCAGGGTCCTGTCGTCTCTCCGTCTGCTCCGACCTGAACGAGCCGAACTCTGACATACCACGTTTTGCCGGTCTCAAGATTTGCTATCGTCCAGCTTGACGCGTTGATGCTGCCGACTTCGTATGTCGTCGGCTCCGCTGTGCTCTCCCACGCGTTCGGATTATCCGCCCATGAGAGGACGGCCTTCGTTGCCTTATTCCAACTCCACCCCCATGTTACGCGGATCTCTCCGGCTGTTTCGGTCGGTCCTGCCGTCACGT